AAAAATATATATAAACAATATAATTAGTAAATTTTTTTTTGATTTGCTTAGAACAAATGAGTCAATCTTGCAACTTGTCCGTTCTCTTTGTGATGTATAAAACCTTCAACCGCCTTTGCGGAGTGCTGATATCCCTTGCGGTGGTGCCAAGAATCCGTTCCGCTTGGACTTCGTAAGCTCTCAACGGTGACTCCGATGAAGTCTTTGCTTGTTTTGTGATGAACGTGATGCGTGTAAACGTATCTATACTTGGTCTCTGACCATTCTATTGGGAACTCCTGAGCCATTAGTAGAGGCAAGTCCTGATGTTTTGCACCGTCTCCGTGAGTTGTGCCGATTAGATTGTTTCCGTATTTATATCCTTTACGATGCGATATTGAGCAATCAAAGGAAATGTTTTTGTTATTCTGAAAATATGTTTTAATGACATCGGCAAGGAAGAAGCCTGTTTGGTAATCGTGATTACTTGGGTTAAAAGTAAAATGAACATCTGCAACCGCAATCAACTGGAGCAAAATGTCTACATAGAGTTGTTTAGCAATTAGAAAGTTTGAGTACCATTGTCCGTCAGTGTCTTGTTTTGTACCAGCCGTTGTTGTTCGGCTTGGAGTATCAATGTGCAAAATATCGTTTCCGCCAATGAATAAAATCTTGTCAATGGGAAAACCTTGCGCTTTGTTTAGAATGCCTTGTACGCCCTCCTTTACCCTTTTAACCGCGATTTGATTGTTATAGTCTTCGCCTGTTTCGAATGAATCTGCAAGTTTTCCGATGTGAATATCTGCTGGGTCAATTACAAGTAAGTATTCTTTTTTTCCTGGATCCCTTTTTATTGTGGGATACTTGGGAGCAAATTGCTTCATATCCTCAATTAGCTTTTTGCAGAGTTCCTCTAATTGATTTTCTGCATCGTCTTTATGGAAAGGATTTTTAAAGAATAAACTTGCTTCTTTTGTTTTGAGCCATCCGTGTTTAACGCTATCCATATCAACCCCAGCTTGTTCGGAAGCTGCCTTTAAGCCTCTATACTTAAAGACGACATCAGCTTCATCGGGAGTTAATCTATAACGCTTGTTTATACTCATATTAATTTTTTAATCAACTGCAAGGCAACCAATGCAACAACAATTAAAAACACCCATAAAAGATAGTTAGGTTGTTTACTTGCTTTTGCTTTCTGAACTTCAACCCTTGTTTCAAGTCTTATAGTGTCTCGGTGTATCTTGTATTCGATTCGTGTTTCTAACCTTGTCTTAGGCACAAACACATTCTCATAATGCACTATCGTATCTTTTGAACTAAAAAATCTCTCATATATCAAAGTGTCGTGTTTTACTACTGGAATTGAATCAATCGTTGCTATTCGAATCGTGTCACTTGAAATAAGAGGTTTTAAGCCTTTTTTAAGAGCTTTCCTATAGTGATGGTTAGCCGAGCAGCTAAACAGCGTTAGAACGCAAATAAGACTATAAAATCGCATATTCCTTTCGCGCATCAAAAGACGGACAAGATTTGTTCGCAAAGTCTCGGTGACCGTATATCTGCATATCTTTGTTATGAGTGTATATTAATTCCTGTATTAATTTCACTAAAGCATCTTTTTGTTCTTTAGTTCGTGTATCCTTAGCTTTTTTCATATCCTTAGACATACCACCAACGTAGCAAATCCCGATTGAATTTTTATTTTCGTTCAAAGTATGAGCACCTGACTTCTTTATCGGTCTGCCGTATTCAACCGTTCCATCAATGTGAACCAGAAAGTGGTAGCCAATATCTGACCATCCCCGACCATTTACGTGCCACCTCCTAATGTCCTCAACATCGTGATGCCTTCCCTCAGGTGTAGCTGTGCAATGGATTATGATTTTATTTATCTTTCTCATTGATGTCCTTAAAGTCTTGCGTTACTTCTTTGGCTCTTGCAAATAGGTTCTTAAGCGATGCCCACAAGTCAATGCCTTTCACGGCTTTGAAGTTTTCGTTAATACTTATTACCTCAATTGATACCAATACCAAAGCAAGGATTTTAGTTGTCATCAGCTCAACGCTAAAGAATGTCAAGATAATGTCATTGAGGATAAAATAATCAATAAGGTAAAAAAGCATAACCGTAACCTCGTACAATAGTATCTTGGAAATGACCGCGCTCAATTTCCTTGATGTGATTTTCGTTTTGAGTTTTCGCGCTTTCCAGACACCAGTTAAAGTGTCAAGTATTACGGATAGACCGATTAAAATCAAGATACCCGATATAGGCATAAAGAAGCTGCTAACAATTGCGAGTAATTGCATAGAATAGTTGTTTAGTTTAGTTATCAGCAAAAGTAACTCGTTTTTCATTCTTCTATGTATTGAACCAGCTGGTATGTTAGATAAATTCCGAGAAAACAACCAATGCAACGTAAGTGAAAAGCACCATTAAAGAACAAGCTAAACGCTGAAAAGTAGCCAGCAATAAAATAAAGTACGGATAGAATCTTTGTGTGCATTATAATTCAATTTGTGCAGGACCATCTACAAAACCGCCTTCAATTGGCGCAGACCATTCAGGTGTAGCCATAAGCGTAATTGCTTGAGCGTGATTCATTGCTTGTATAATTGCTACCGTTCCGTCAGTTATGAAGCTTGGCTCTGCATTCCATTTGATTATAAACTGCGTGCCGTCTAAACTTTTTCTAATCGTGTTTTGGTCAGTCTCTCCGATTTGCGAGAAGTCAATTAAAGGCAAATCTGCTATATTAATTGTTGCGTATGTTTCTGCTATTTTTACACTCATTTTTTCTATGTTGGTACGTTAGTAATAAAGTTACCGCTTGACATATTAGTCATTGTTCCATTGTTGCTACCTTGATTGTCAGTTATGGTCGGATATGTGTCATTGTCGCCCATTCGATACCAAGAAACCAATCCACTTGTTCCAGTTAAATCGTTGGGAACTCCCGAATTATAAATTGTTGTTACTGCACTTGCAGAAAGTTCTACGTTATATGCGCTTACCTCATCCATAGCACCGCTATAAGCTATGTTTGGGTTATCGTCTCTTGTTCCTATGTTAAAAGGCAAGACAACACTTGCAAACCTTGTTACCGTTCCGCTTGTGCTTGTTGTTACTGTTTCAGATGCACCGTTTTTATATAGAGTCATTCCACTAACGCTTTGTGATCCATCATAAGTTACAACGTAATGCGTCCAGGTTTCGTTAGGTATGTCTACCGTTCCTTTAATGAAGAAAAATGCGTTGTTTGTACTGCGCAATCTAAAGAAAATTTTATTGTCTTGAATAAGCACGATATAACCACTAAATGGAGAATTAGAGTCTGCTCTCCCAAGTATTACCGTTTGGTCGCTGCTTGTTGTTCTATTAAGCCAAAAAGAAAAGCTAAAAGTGTCATCTCTCTCAAAGTTTAAACTTGCAACATTGCCCATAGTAACGTAGTCATCAACACCATCAAATCTTGTGCTTAATGTGTTTGAGAAACCGCTTGCGCCTGTAATATTGGTTTCGCCTCCTGGACTTAAAGTCTGCGATTTACCCCAATCAATCGTGTTGTCGGTTGCACCTTGTCCCCAATCAATCGTGTTGTTTACTGAGCCTTGTCCGTATCCTATTGTGTTCGCCATTTCTTATGTTGTTATGTCTCCAAATAAATACCAAGTATTTGTAGCTACTTTTAATATTGTTGCTTGTGCGTATTGTGCTGCAAGTTTCGTCTTTCCACCGCTTGAATTGACGGTTACGCCTCCTGATGGTACTACTGTAATTTGACCAGCACCGCCTTGTAAAAGTTCTATTCGTGTTCCAATAGGAAAAGCGATTCCGCTATTAGTAGGAATTTTCAAATCTATTGCGCTGCCGTTTGTGACTATGACAGTTTTATGAGCATCCGTTAAAACTAAGTTATAAGTAGTAACCGTTTGAGCATTTAGCGTACTATCTTTAAGCTGCGCTCCGTTTATTTTCTTAGATACAAATCCTCCAGAGCCATCGCTTTCCGCAATTGCAAACTCATCCGTGCTTGCAAGGTTGCTACTTTTTGCCGTTATCTGACTTATCTTGATGTCCGCCATTCTCTAATTTTTGTAAATAAATTCTAAGTTTCTCAATGTCTTTTTTCTTTGCCTTGTATCTTACATTACCCATCCAGTAAAGTTTATGTCATCGCTTGGAAACACGTCTCCATCGCTGTTGCTTGTGTACTCAGGAAAGCTTGATTGATTAAAGTTCATATACTGAACAAAACGTTCTTTGTAATGCATAGCCGTTTGCATCGCCTTTCCCTCTAAATAATCTATTTCTTCTTTTGATACCGTATCACTATTCTCGGAGTTGTGTTTGTAGATTCCTTTGTTTGAAATCGTATAAGCTCCATTAGGCAAATATCTTGCATAAGCGAAATGAATCAAGCAGTCTTTTATGTAATTGTTTAATAGAGATAAATAAGGGTCAACCAAATTACTTGCAACAATATCCGCTTGAATCTTTTTAAGCAAATCCGTGCCCAGCATCTCCTGGATTTCTATGTCTTGACTTATTTTGATATACTGTATAAAAGTGTCAGTATCCAGATTTCCGTTCATTTGAGTGAATCGTACTATGTCGTCTCTTGTTATGAGTAATGCTGTTGCCATTTTCTACTTTCTATAATTTGGGTGGTGTCCGTTATCAGGCATATCCTTTGGAGCTATCTTGGATTTTGTAGTTCCCCAAGGTGATGGCTTGTAACTCTTTGGTATATCATTGACCTCTGCCGAACTACTTAATGCCTTATCCTCGTAATATGAGCCGTCTTTCTTCTTCTTTAATCGGTAAAGTTGCTCCGACCAAAAATGTCCGCAGTTAACACCGCCCTTGAATTTGAACAAATCATACGCTTGCCCTTTATGCCCAAATGATTTATTTACGCCTTGTCTTGAAGCCTTATCAATGTCCTCTAAGCGATATACAACTCCGTTATTAGTTCTTGTCATCATTTGCTTACAAAAACCTCTTGTATTTGAGCTGCTGTATTTCTCGCTGTATCTATACCTTACTTTGTAAATTGATTTGTCAAGGTAACTGCTTCGGCTTGGAAAACTTTTGATAACATCCGCAAATTTTTGCAAAGTGCTTTTACCTTTTTTATCGTTTTCTTTTATCCAATCTTCAAGCTCCGTATTTTCCTTATCAACATCTCGCTCATCAATTAACTCCCAAGCTTCGCCCATAACCTCGCCCTCTAAGTTCTCAAGGATATGTTTTGCATCTTTCTCATTTATCTCCTTATGCAATTCTAAGCCTGTTTCCTCCTCTTTCTGCTCGTCTGTTACTATATTATCCAAGTCGGTAAATTCAAGCGGTTTAAGGGTCTTAAAATACAAGTTTAAGGATATACCGTTAAACGCTAAAATCTCATCAAAGGCATCAATTAATAAATCTTGCATTGGTCGTATTACCATATTGTCAAACAAAATAAAAGAGTTCTCCAATTCGTCAGCGTTTGAACTGAAGCCATTGCTTGAAGCTATGCCGAATAATAGTGGCGAGGTTACGTTGTTGCCTAACATAATTTTTCTCAGGCATTCCTCTGCAAGTGTAGCGTAAAGGTCTGGAGCATCGTTTACAGGCATTGCATCAACCGTTGTTTTACTTTCTGCGTTTGAATTAAAGCTAACAATTACCTTTTCGCCTTGCGTTCCAGTTAAGCCTTGCATTACCTTGTGCTTAATCATTCGTTGTTGTTCCTCCGATGGTTGCCCATTGTTAAAGTTGACGACCACCCTGGATGCAAAGCCGTTGTTTACTTCGTTGATTAAGTAATCGCTTATTGACTCCTCCAAAGTGCAGTAAGGTAACGCTCCGATATAATCAGGTAAAGCGTAGTATTTCAATCCTACCGAGTAAGGTTTTACATAGTAAATCTCAATCGGCTCATTTGAGCATCCAAAAGCTGGAATCCTTTTAGGTTGGTAGTTCTTGGTATCCATCCAGTTATCTGAATAATAGTAAGCCTCAACCTTGCCCTCGTCATTGCACTTTTCTGCTCGTAAAAGTTGCACAGGCATATGATGAACGGCAGCTATTTTTTTACGATCCTTAGAGTAAATCACTTGCATTGCACATTGACCTAAAAGTTTCAAGTCGCTTACTAAGTTTCTGACATCTTCTTTTTTGAACATCGAAACCATTGCAGCGTACTCATTAGGTTTTTTGTTTGCGTTGGTTGCTGATAATCCCTTTCCGTAAACAAGTCTATTAATGTTGTTTACAATCGCATTTTGAGTAGTGCTATTTGTGTAGCAATCTATTAAGAACTGGAAGTAATTATTGTCCTCCCCAAAGCTGACGTAATCGTCTTTCTTGCTCTCCGAAATAACGGGAGCTTCGTATGCTGCTAATTCTAAAATATGTACGTCTTTACTCATATTATAATAAATTCATTGTTTGACGGTATGCTTGTATATTTACCTTCATTTACTGAATAGGAATCTACCGCTTGGTTTGTGCAAAATATTTTGTCTTTATATACAATCGTGGATCCATTGCGAATCTCCAAATTGTAAAAATGATTCTGCAAGATAGTGAAAGTTGCGTTAATAGTATCAAAGTAATCTCCTTGCACGCTGCTTGCAATAGTTACCTGGACTTCCGTATTGGTTTGGTCATCAGTTATAAAAAGACCGTCATAGCTTGAAGTTCTCGGTATAAACCTTATGCTTTGCTCCGTTCCGACTTGTTGTAGTATTACCATCCTACCCCTATAACCTATTTTTTTTTGACTTGTTACCTTTTAAAACAAAAAAGGCACCCCGAAAGGTGCCCTACGTTATGAAAGGAATAAACGTACTAATTTGTTTTTATAACAGCATTATCTCCTCCTGATGTTGCAAAAGCAGCTATTAAGGTAGCTTCTGAAGATGCATCAATGAAGTTTGCTGGTAGCACCTCGCTCGCTACAAATGTGAGCTTGTAGCCGTTGAAGTCTCCAAGTGCAGCTCCTGATGACACCTCACCAGCGGTAGTATCGCATCCTTGAGCCAATCCCATTAAAAAGAATTGGTCAGTCATTGTGCGTACAATGATTCTTGGTCTGCCGTAAGCAAGTAGTTTAATATTCTTGTGCATTGCTATGTCTTGTTTCTTTAAAGAAATTTGAAGCGTTTGCTCAAAGAATGTTGTTCCGTTATCGCGTGAAGTTTGGATAGCGGTTTGGAACGAATTTTCGTTAGATTTTAATTCGTATTTAAATAGGTCAATTGCCGTAGCTGGTTGCCACGTATCAATTACATCAGTATTTGATGAATCGTATGCAATGTTGTCGGTGGACAAATCGTCAAAGTTTGCAAAGTAGATTGCCTTCAGTCCTGAAACTGAGTCCTTGCACTCTTCAACTCGTCCGTTGGTAATATCACAGCTCATTTGTTTTTAAGTATTGCGAACAAAAAAAGGGAAAGGCATTTTACCTCCCCCTTTAAGTATTCAAGTTTATAATTATGCCGCAGCGTCGTAAAGAACGATGTCAGAACCGATTGCGAATTGAACCCCAGCGCTTAGTCTGTAAATTATACGACAATTTTGCGAGCCGTCAACGTCAGCCATATCAATGTACTTAGCCTCTGCAGTTACATCACTCAATAAACCACATCCAAAGAATAGGTTTGAAGTTTGAGCAGCCATTGCAGTATCGTCATTCATTCCGTTAGCAACAACTACTGGAATACCGTCAAATGTTAACGCTCCGTTAGAGTACCATTGCGTTCCCTGTGCGTTTGTACCTGAATTTGCAGTTGTTACCGCTGCGAATCCACCAAGTGCACGTACGTATGCTTTAGCGATATTTCGTGAAACGTAGATAGTCAAGTCCTCGCTCCCGTACACCGTTGATGGTATAGCGTCTACAATGGCTCCAAGCTTATCTATGACATTGCTGCTCGTAATGGCAGCGTGTGAAGCTACATCAACAACCGTTGAATCAGCCAAAGCCAAAGTAACTAATCCATCAAACTGACCGCTTGTTCCGACAGCTCCTTCCCAAATAGAAGTTTCGATAGCCGCAGCTGTCATTCCAGCAACGTGTGCAAGCATAAAGCTTTTAAAATCTGCTGGTAAATCTTCATAAGCAGAATATCCAGCTTGTGCAGCAATCCAATCTTGGTGGTAGTCTTTCTTACAAAGTTGTACGTTTGATTGCACCTCTTTCAATGTTAATACTCTCTCAGCAACATCAACGTCCATATTGTGGTCAAAATCGCAAGTTGCGTTAACCAATACGTTTCCAGTTGTTGAAATCTTTTTCATCACTCTCTTGTAGTGAATGTTCGGTAATACGGTTACCAATCCATTTGCAATTGTAGGTGCGCTTAAAAGAGCAGCAGCGACAAAATCGCCATTAAAGCCTCCCTTGTAAGAGCTATCCGTTACACTATTCGCCATAGTTTAAAATTTAATTATTATTTGTATTTGAATTTGCTATTCTTGATAGTACGGTATCCATAATCGTCTTGCGCTTGTTTGGAGAAATCCTGTTTCCAACCTTTTTTGCTTTGTTTTCAGGATTGTGTACTATGGGTTCAGCCGCTGCCTCTACTTCAGCCTTTGGCTCTTCAGCAGACAACTCAACCTCTTCGTTAACCTCTTCTGTAATTGCTTCAGGAGTAGACTCTTCAACTACTGGATCCTTAGACAATTCTTGGAGCTGAGATTTAAGCTCCTCATTTTCTTTTTTTAATTTTTCCATTTCAGAAAAGAAAGTTTCTTTTACAATTGATTCAACCGTTTTTTTGATAGGCTTATCTTCGGCAGTCATCTCTTCTTCTTTCTCTTCGTATTTCTCATCTTCTTTTTTGGAATCAACTTCTTCTTCCTCTTCTTTCTCCTCTGCTTTGATTTCCTCAATGATGCCTTCCTCTTTTACAACAAGGATTTCGCCTGATTGCATTTTGTACTCTCCAACAGGCAAAGCAATTTTTTGCTCGTCTTCCGTTACAATCATTATTTCTTCGCCTTTCTCAAAAGATTCAGCCTCAACTGTTGTTGTGCTGTCATCTAATTTGCGTTGCTCTAATTTAACCTCCATTCCAAGAAGTTCTCTTACTTTGTTTAAAATTGTATTTTCTTTCATTCTAAAATGTATTTGCTTTTACCCCTATAACCTTTTTTAAAAAGTCTTGTTGCAAATTCGCTTAAACTTTTCCTATTCCTTGCGCTCTTAGAGTACCATCACAGCACTTTGAGGAGTATGTGTTATCCTTGCATAGGCAACCTCTTTTGCCGCCTTTAGGACTTGATTTGCTTGGTGTCTCTTTTATCTTCTTTTTTTTCATTTCTTTGGACTTTTTGGGTGTTTAGCTGGAAGTAAATCGTAATCAGTTGTGTATTTTGGATTCTGCGGTCTTCCGTTTTTTATTAAGTAGAGAAATGCATTTACTCTCGCCATTCCCCATTGTTTCGCATTTGTAACGTTTGGACTATGACTTGTATTATACGCTCCTAATCCCCTTTGAAATACCGATTTTAATGCTCCAACATTTGCACCGTATCCGAGCTTATCCTTGTATCTTTCATTGAACTCATCGCTTTTTTTCTTAAGACTTGCCTCATCTGCTTTGCTAACCTTTGCGCCTCTGCTTGTTCCAGCATCGCCTTTTGCGGATCCTTTGCCTTTAGGGTTTTTATTTGGAGTATCGCTTTTCGGTGCTTTCTTGCTTCGCTTTACTCCTCCTCTCGGTCCAACCTCTGCGTAGCTACTTTTTTTTTTGACGCATTTACCATCTTTCTTTTCGTATCCAGCTGGACATTTTTTTGCCATATCTACTGAATGCGTTTCGCCAACCATATACCAAGTCTTGCCCTCGTATTCGTGTTCGTGCGTTCCCTCAATGCCTAAATCTTTCGCCATCTCCTCCGCTTTCTCTTTTGAGCTATAAGCGAGCCTGTCATCTATGATTGCAAAGTCCTCATCAATTAACATACTTGCTAAATCCTCTCGCTCTATTTGCTTTAGTTTAGATTCTGCCCAAGTCTTTGCAGATTTCCCGCCCCAAAGTAAGTAACTAATATAACCGCAACTTTCTTTGTCTCCTGAATCGTAATAAGTCTCCGCTCTGCTTAGGTATGAAAACATTCTCTTAATCGTGGACTCCGAAATCGGTTCTTTGTTAGCCAGCTGCTTGCTCCTCAACTTTCCGACCTGAGTCGCGCACTTGTTACCAACCGCTGCATTTAACTCTCTGCCGCGTTTTGCATTGTTGCTTACGCTATCAGGATAGTCGCTATATGACTTTAGTTCTTCTTTGCTTAGAAGCTCCTTAAGCTCCTCAACAAGCATTTGCTTTTGCAAGTCCTCGAATGAATCGTCTTTTGACATATCGTAACGGTCTGCAAAGTAACCTTCAATTGAGAAGCCTTTTACCTCTCCGCTTTTTGCTTTCTCGTACAATTCGTCATCTTCAATTTTCATAGACACCATCCAGGTGCCTTCAGGTACATTTAATCCGTAGTGTCTGGATTTGTCTTGTTCGCCTTCTACGATCCAGGACTCAACAATCGTTGTTCCTTTGATTGGTTGTTTATGCTCATAGGTTGCGTTTTGATGATTTGAACGCTTAAAGAATAACTCGCTCGCTTTTCGTACCGTATCCTTGCTAAAGTATATGTAATACTCGTCTCCAGTTTTTTCGTTTTTGCGGTAGATTTGTTTGTTAGGAATTAAGGCAGCTCCCATAAGCAACCGCTTTTCCTTATCTACTTCCGCAAGCATTACCTCTTGTTTATTCAATGCAATAAAGTTCTCCTCTATCGCTGGTGTTTCTACAAGACTGACAGCTTCGATTCCGCTATTCTCGTCTTGTTCGTCAATGATTAGTTCTACAATTCTCATATTCATATAACCTCCGTTTTTTTAAAGTGTTGCATTTTGTACTCTATTTCTATCTAAAGCCTGAGCCGTTGTTACCTCTCCGCTTACGACAAAAGCTTGCGTAGGCTGTTGCTGTAATTGTGCGAGCTGATTGACGCCGCTGTCTCCGACTACGTTAAAACTTGGTGCTTGCGCTCCTCCTCCGCCTGGAGCAAAGTCTGCCCCTCCTCCATCAGTTCCTCCTCCGCTGTCAAATCTTTGTTGACTTATTTTCTTGATGTTCAGCAATCCAGCCGATACCGCTGCCGCTGCTGCTATACCCCCTAACACAGGACCGACAACAGGAATGCTTGCTTGACTTTTATAAGCCGCTATTGCGCTTGAAAATGTATCTACGGTTGCTTGCGCTATGTTCGCAGCTTTCTGCACCTTAAACGCTTTCTTTTGTTGCTTCTTTGATTCCCCAGCAAATAACTCGGCAAGGTTTGAAAGAGTTGAAAAGGTGTCAGTTGCTGCTCCGACTGCAAGGTCACGTTTTCTATCTGCGCTTAATGCTGCAAACTCCTCTCTTTCGGTTAATGTTTTTTCCTCGTCTTTTTGGTATTTTAAATTTATGTCATTACGCTCATTTAATCTTGCAATTTCAATTTCATTTAAAGCCTCAGCGTTGCCCTGAGCCATTGCTTCCAATCTATCGTATTTCTCCTCAACTAAAAGTAATTCGTTTTCTTGGTCAGTTCGCAGTCTATCTTCATTTTCCCTTTTTATTTTGTCTAAGATTTCTTGAAATGCTTTCTCCTCTGCAACCTCTTGGTCAAAGGCATCGTCATTGTCCTCTTTTATTTCTTTGTTTTTTTCTTTGTTGGATTTTACCTCCTTCTTATCTATTGCTTGAATTTGTAAAAGAAAACCTTCTCTATTGCTTTTAAGTTGCGCTAAAGTTTTTTCTTGTTCTGCAATTCTTGCATTTGAATCTGCTTGCGCTTCTTCAGGATCAAATAAAAGCGTGGCTACAAAATCTGCGCCTTTGTCAATTAAATTATCTAATTCTCCTGTGAGTGAAATAGTTGTTAATTCGCCGAAACCTAAAAATTCAGAAACCGTATTTGCGCCTGTTATAAGCAAGTCTAAAGGAACGAGCAAAACTCTTAGCAAAGCCGTTGACATTTGCAGTCCTAATTTTGCAATTTTTTCAGCCATATCCTGACTGCGTGTTAATTGGTCAACTTGAGCTTGAGTTACTATTTTGTCATTTTCAATATTCGCCTTAATCTCATCCTCTACTGCTTCAGTTTTTTTAATTTTAAGCTTTAATATTTCACGTTCGCTTTTTCCTTGAAGTCTTAAACTATTTTCTTGCAAGTCAAGTGCCGCTAAATTTTCTTGTGCTGCATCTACATTCTTTTGGCTTTCTTCCGTTAATTTTTTTTGTTCATCGGTTGTTCCTCCGATTGCCTCTTTTATGTCATCCCAATAAGCAACTAAAGTTCCAATAGCAACCAGAAACACGCCTACACCTGTCGCTGCTATTCCTGTTTTAATGCCTTTTAAAGCAGTTACTGCCGTTTTGCCCAATTGCTTGAATGCTGGTACCGCTTCTTTAATACCCTCAACGCCTTGTTGAATAGCAATAGCCGATTGAACTTTTAGTAATGCTTTTTCAAGGTCTTCAGATTCCGTACCAAGCAATCCCATAGCACCTTGCACCGCAGCAAACCCACTTGTTGAAGCTGTTAATGCGCCTCCAAGCTTTTGCCCTAATGTTGTAGCTGATTTTTCTACATCCTTAAGGTCTTTTATTATTTTTGTTTTTTGTTGTTTCTTTATTTTGAAACCCTCTAATGCAAGGTTGTTTTCCTTAATTGCATTTTTTAAATTGTCAATTTGACCGCCAATTTGCTTTCTTGCTGATAGGGCAGTTTTAGGTATCTTGTCAAACTGCATTTCTAACTGCAACAACTCCTGTTTGAACTCTTGGTTTATTTGCGTGAGTTCCATAGTTTCACCAGCAAGGTTTCCTAATTCTCGCTCTAAATCTTGAACGCTTTTAACGGCTGACTTAGTATCAACATCTAATGTTATTGTCCTTGTCGTACTCATAGCTCTTTAATTTTTTTGAGATGTTCTGAATCTTTTTTTTTGAGAATCTGCATTCTTTTTTTTTGCTTGTAAATTCCTTTTATTCCTGTCTCTAAATTGTATAAGCCTTTTGCTACCTGGACATCGTGGTTGCCCTCGTAGAAATCGTCTATTTGTAATAAGTCAATTATGTTCTTTAACATTATGGTTGTTGTTGTATAAATATTTGATTTGCCGTTGTGGATCCATCTGCAAAAGTATATGTTACCGTTATTATGTAAAGAGCTGCCTCACCCTCCTCAGTTCTTAACTGGAAGAAATCCTCTGAGTTGATATTCTTGGTTGCGTCTTCGGTTACTATCATTTTAAGTAAATCCGTATTTGCTGGAATGCATACACTAACCGAGCCATCTGCCGTCAAGCTACTCGGAGTGATTGTAACCCCTGAAGCCGTTGTCGTGATTGCAGCACTTACCGCACCATTAGGTAGCAATATCCTCACATCAACGCATTGCGCTCCATCTGATGGCTCTATTGGGTCAATAGGCACATTTGCTCCGTCATTAATTACATCTCTAAAATCATTCAATAAAGTAAAGTCAACATCGCCTGTTGAGAGGTTGGACTTCATATCGTTTATCATATACCGTTTATCCCTAATAATCAAACGGTCATTTAATTCAAGGTTAGTAAGTAAGCTTATAGGTAGATTCGTCTTTACTTTGGTTTCTCTATTCTTTAGGTTAAACAAGTTGCTTAAATACCCTGAGTAATACGTTGCGTATAAAGTACGTTCTTCCGTTTGCAAGGTCAATGTGCTGATGTCAGGATTAAAGTTAAGCGTATAGTTTAGGTTGGTATCAATCACATCTTGACCGAAAGGCATATAAACTGATTGGCTTGTACTTCCTCCATTGTTGAACTTATAGCTTGCTGATAATTGGTCGTACATATACAAAACCATTGGCTTAGGAGTATATGCGTTTCCGCTTGTATCTATGGTTTCGCCAATTTGTAGATTGGTACCTGTAAACTTTTGCATCATCATATTCTCAAAAGGCAACTCCACCTTAAACTCTCCTCCGTCATAATCAAATAGCTGGTCTGTATTTCCGTAACCCCGATCCGTTAAGTCTCTAAATATCTTGTTTGTTGCGCTCTCGCTTTCTTGGTAATTGAATAAGATGTTTTTGTAAAGCTTTACCCTTTCAACTTGAATGCTTTTTATGTCCGTATATTCGGTAATATCCACAACCGCACCTTTAGCGTACCAATCATCCAAGGGCTCAATCTGATATATATCGCTCGCCAATGGGTAGCAAGTTAAATTGAACATTTTAAGCATTCCGCTAAAAAACGATTCAACGGTCATATCAGGCACATAATTTAAAACGCTTATTTGAGCCGTTATGTTATATGAAGCTCTTGCTTGAAAGAAGTTACTATAAGTTGGATTTAACGCTAATGCTTCAACTATATACTTCGCTTTTTGAGCATATTGAATAAAAAAGTCAAACGTAATGCTTGTGGTGGCTCTTATAAAAAATTGATATGTTCTTGCCGTTGTAACCGAAGCATTTGAAATAGTTAAACCTGTAATTAATCCTCCTCCTGAGCCTTCTAATGTTTGAATCAGTTGACCGTCTTGGTGTACATCAATGTAATAAGTTACATTAGCATCGCTAACATTCTGAACATTGAAGTTTATTTCGTGTCTTGCAAAGTGAAAAGTTCCAACCCCAAAAGCTGCTTGGTCAGGGAATGTTGTTTCAGGATTATATTGGCTTATTGTTAGCGTATCATTTGCAATACTAAAAAACTCGTCTGCCGATAAACTTTGATTGTTGTTTTGTTGCCCATCACCTAAAACCGTTATATCTGCAAGAGCTGGAGGAGTATTGAATACAAATTCATTTGCATTTTTGCAATATAAAAAGGCGTTTGTAAATCTCTTTGCTCCTAAAAAAGTTCCTTGAAAGGCAACCCCATATTTAGAGGTTATGGCTGCAAGGATGCTGAGTAATTTAATTGCTGGAAATAATTCGTTAAACCTTACTTCTCCATTCGTTGTATTAATGTCATTATCCCCGCCATCTCCATAAGTTACATTTCGGCTAAAGATTAAAGGATACCTAACCTTGTGGTCGGTTGCTGCATCAGTTATTCTTGTCAATACCTCTGGACCTGTATAAGTATGCGATAAGCTGTTGAGGAATGTTAAGGCGTTTAGCTTATCCTTCCCAAATTTATCTTTTAAGCTCGTTAGGTTGCCGTAAAAGGTTACTTGATAGCTATATGCCTCATTGTCTTTTATTTCGCTTTTCTCTAAGGATATTTGACCTTCTCTAAACGTAGTCAAGTCAATCTCAATAAATGCGCTCCTCCGAATGTTTTGGTCTATTGTTTGGCTTACATCATTTTGGTAAAAATGGTTGAATATTTGATTGTTGTTTGGAGTTGCTGGAACTGAAAAGCTTTGCGAGAAGTCCGTAAATACCTTACTAATATCTTGCACGTTTTGTTGCGTACTTTGAACGCTGATTTGCTCGTCATCAAACAAGTCAAGTTTCTGCCCTTCAATATATACTTGTACCGACCTCATTAAATTACGTTGTTTATCATATTAAAGGCAAAATCAAATTCAATTGTATAATTCATTGTGCCGTCATTTAATCCTGTTTGCTTTTCTAAGCTCTTGGTTTTCACAATTACTGGAGTGTATTGCGTATCGTTTTCGTAATCTAATAAAGTAACTTTTTCGCTTAACAATAGTTGTTGCAAGTATTCTGCATATCCATCATTTACAAATCCTGTATTTAGCTTGATTGTTTCTTGCCCTGTTGTATTAAATTCTTTTACTTGACCTTGTGCCGTTTGACTGTATGGTATTGAAGCTGGATTTGCTTTGTAGTTGTCCGTCTTAACGGCAATGTTTCTTCTTTTGGCTTTTTGGAAAAACACCCTGGACCAGGATCCGTGTTTATTTATAAAATCAACAATTACAGGTTGGTATTTAGGTTCGCATTGCTTTTTAAATGTTGCAGTCCACCTTACTGATGCGCCTCTTATAAGTTCGGTCTTGTTTCCATCTGCTAAGTTACTGTCGTGTACTCTTGGGAATGTTCTCAAGCCAAGCGTTGAAAATGCAATATTTGTAACGACGCCTGTTCTTAGATTTGTGTATCTAATAAATTCGTTTACATCAGAAAAGTTTACATCAATAGTTCCAGCCATCGCATTAGCTTGGCTTGTTGGTAAAGACGAATCGTAATTGTATAAATATGTTCCCTCGTCTAAACCTACCTTTGTAAAACCTCCTGGATTTGGTCCATCCATATAGTAACCAAAGCCATCCATAAACTCGCCTGTTTCAGTTCCAGCAGATGACTCAGTTCCCCCAACCGTTTTAAACTTTTCAATCTTATAATTGACTACAAAGTTTGTATTTATTGCAGTATCGTAAGTATTGTATATATTCTGAAAGGTAGTAAAGTTAAAATACTCTCTTACATAAGGAGATATATTATAATACGTTGCTGTAATATTAGAGGATGGTATTTTCTTGCTCAATGTATATTGAGGGTCTGAAGTAAAACTTGCGGTATTTGATAAATATAGTTTAACCTTTGTTTCCGTTTGGTTGGTTTCGTCAATCTCAACTATGTATGGCGACCTTGCTAAATTCATTTGCTTAATCTTTTAAAATTCTCACTTGTTATTTGGTTGAATAGTTTTTCTATATCCAGACCGTATTTTTCTACTAATTCATCAGGCAACCGTTTAAAGTATTTCTCAAATGGCTTTGTAAAAAACAGCGTAGGTTTTATTCCTTTCATCCAAATGCTTCTAATTATTGTTCTTGCCGTTTGTTCATAGCTTAAGAATCTTCCTTTTTTGTCTCTAAACTGAAAACCTTTTCTTTGCACCCATTTGTTAATGCCTTTGGTTAATCCTCCCTTTTTACCTGTTCCAGTTCCAAATCTATAATTGTCTAAGCTCTTTCCGCTTTTTACTCCTTTGACTCCTCTATCTTGGTAAAATCCGTAATCCTCCATCTCAAAGCTGATTTGAATAGAATTCTTTGATTCTTTAACATAAGATTTTAAGCTCTTTTTTAAATTACCTGAATCCGTTCTACTGGATAGGTTGCTCTTTGCCTCTCGGATTACATTGTCTCGGAAGTCATTTAACAGCTCTTGTATGGATTCAAATTCAGCCATTAGCAAATAGTCATATCATTTGGTATGAGGATGTCGCAAGTCATTGTGAAGCCTCCGAGCTTGTTCTCAAATCGCTCAGTAAAAGGCTCACAAGTTACGTTTCCATCTACTTGGAATTTGTCGCTGTATAAATCTCCTCTCCTTAAAAGTTCGTAGCATCTATTCTGAACTGCAAGCATTGTATTTAATACCCAAAGCTCATTATCGTTTCCATCGAATTTATTTGGACTTTCGTCTTTTGATATATCCGTAATATCCATTGCAAGAATAGAAATATTAAACCTAATTACATTGCCCTCAAATGTTGCCGTATTGACAATCAAATGCACAAGCGGAAATATAGTCTGCTTCGCCAAGTCAACCTCAAAGATATCGCCTTGAGTTACGGTGTTGATTATTGGATCCGATTCAAAGTGCGTTTTAAGTTTGTCTATAATATCAAAATAATTCATCTTCTCATTTGTTGTTTAAGTTCGTTTGCTTCAATTTCGTTTTTTTGTTTTTCGAATGTGAGATATGTGAGACATTTAGTAAGTCTGAGCCTTGCAATTTCGTCAAGCTTGGTAACATCGCTTTTAGCGAGCGCATAGAAGCTGCTATACCATCCCCATTGCTTGCCGAATAAATGCCTTTCGCTGTACTGCTGGAATTCGTCATCGTCTTCAGTTCTCTCTGTAAATAGTTGATTGTAAGATTTAGTAATTCGCTTCCTAAAGTCCAAAAAAAAAGCGAGGCACTAATCGCTACATCCAAAGGAGCAAACTTCATTAAATCTTGCATATCCTCGTTTGGCTCATAATCTACAATCGAATATTTATCCTTTTGCTTTTCATTTATTGGTCTATACATTACAGCCATTGCCTTGTGATAGCTTTCCCAATTCTGCAAATGGTTTTCTAAATCAACATACTCTCCGAATGTAATCTCGTCAAGCTTTGGAATAAAGCCAAACTCAATGTTTTTAATTTTAAATTGCCTAACAAGCTTTGGCTTTTCGCTAAACACTTTTGTAAAGTGCGTAATCAATCCGTTTAAGTCTTTCATTTTGATTTTACCAACCTCAGATAAATCTATTCCGCAGAATATTTGTATCATCTTTTGAGCGATAAACTCCTCATCATTTGAAGCCTCTCTCGTCTTTACGAATTTTTGATACCTTGATAATGGTATCTCGCTTAAAGAAGTTGGTAGTAATAAATCTACTTTCATAACTATATAACCTTTTTATTTTTGATTTGTATACCCTAAAGAATTGAATACTCTCCAAAGTTTTTATTTAAGCCTATTGTTTCCATTTCGTGATAACGTACCGCATCCAAAGCGTGATTGAATTTGTCAATAGGTTTATTCAATTGCTTGCCTGTTTTATCCTTATCCCAACAATAGCTTCGCAGCTCTTTAATTAGGTTGGTGCTTTGAGAGGTAACTAAATAATCTTGTCTTTGCATTACATCAATTCCGTAATTAACTGAATCTTTGCCTTTCGTTACGCCTTTAATCGTGATTCCGTAGCGTTGTATATCTGCGATTGATTTAGGTTCGGCAGAATCTGCATAAACTGGAACGTCTTTAGGGAGGGTTTTAGAAATGTCGCTATTTAGCAATCCTGTTTGGTAGGTCATCTCATCCAGGATCCTTTGCTCATTATATTTGTAAACTGCAATTATTGCTGTAGGGTCTGCAGAGTATCCAAAGTCTAAGCCTATGCCTATCAATCTCGCTTCCTCAGGTATTCTATCAATCGTTTTGTAGTTCGTAAATACTGCGCCTTGTAATTGACCGACCTTTCCCTCTCCGTAAACCGTCCACCAATTGCGCCAGTATGCGCTTGTTTTCGCTTTTAAGCGATTTTTTTCGATTTGTTGAATGATACCCTCATCAAGTCCCTCATTGTCCTTGTATGTCAATATTATGAAATCGGCATCGGATTCGTCTTTCAGTTCCCTATGCACCCAAAACTCATTTGCTGGATTAAAGTCAAGGTAAATGCTTCGCTTTGTTCTGATGGAAAGCTCGTTGTAAGCTTCAAAGGTTACATTGTTGCACTCGTTGATGTATAAAATATCCCTCCTCGCTCCTCTGAGCTTGCTTGCATCGTCTGCACTAAAAAATTCTATGAAGCTACCGTTTGCAAATTCGTACTTTAAATGGCTTTTGTTGAAACGTTCCTCTTGAAATCTATTTGTCCATTTCATTATCTTTAGAAAGTCTCTTAATGCTCCTCTCCTAAGATGCGGTATTGATTCAGCAACAACGCTTATTTCTAATCCACTTTTTTTTGCAGCTTTGTCTATAAGCACAGGCAGAATACCAAACGTTTTACCAGCAGATGTGCCTCCCTGTATTATT